ATGAAAAAACAATTTCCAATTATATCCTTTGAACATGTTTCTTTTCAGTATGAGGGGCAGACACGGGAAAATCTAAAAGATATAAACCTTACTATAAAATCGGGAGAATTTCTTGTTATTACCGGGCAAAGCGGATGTGGAAAGACCACTTTAACCAGATGTATCAATAATTTAATTCCGCGCTTTTTTGAAGGAACATTATCAGGCGAAGTCATTGTATCGGGACGTTCTATAAAAGAGTCGGATGCTGGTGAGGCTGGTAAAGAGATTGCTTCAATTTTTCAAGATCCTCGCAGTCAATTTTTTACTACAAATAGTTCCAGTGAGGTTGCATTTGCCTGCGAAAACTATGGAATTTCACATGAAGAAATTGTTAAACGTGTTGACAGAGCCTTTCAGTCGTTGAATATGGAGGATTTAAAAGACAGAGATATTTTTACCCTGTCCAGTGGAGAAAGGCAAAAAATAGCTTTTCTTGCAGCGACTGCTCTTAATCCTCAAATTTATGTATTGGATGAACCTTCGGCTAATTTAGATATTCATACAATTTTGCAGGTAAGAGAGATTCTTTTTGCTTTAAAAGCCGCTGGACACACGATTGTTGTTTCAGAACATAGATTATTCTATCTATATGGGCTTGCAGATCGTTTTTTAGTTATGAAGGAGGGACAAATTTTCGAAGAATTAACAGGCAAGGAAATGGCAGAGTTATCTGTTTCTCAAATGCACAACAGGAGGCTTCGTCCGTTAAATCTAAGCACAATACAAATAGAAAGGAAAAAATTTATTTGTCACTCGACAGTATTTTTCCAAATTAAAGATTTGAGTTTTTCGCATAAGTCCATGCCGGAGCTTCTTCATAACATTTCGTTAGAAGCCTGTAAAGGAGAAACGATTGCCTTGATTGGAGAAAATGGTACAAGATAGGAACTGAAAAAACAATCCACTACTTAGAGGATTATAGATACTGGAATAGAGATATAGGGCTCTATGTTCAGTTGGTGGCATAATTCTATATAGGGGGTTATCTAAATATAAGAGTCTCCTGTGATTAGGTTATTTATAACAGATCACAGGAGGTAATTTTTTATGATAACAGTTGAAAAGATAGGGCAGGGTACATATTTTGAGGATGCCTTTAAGCTCTCTTTTAAGTATGATCCTGTTACGGTAGGCAAGGTAAAGGAGCTGGCACAGCGGCGATACTTGCCAGAGGAAAAAGCATGGGAGATCCCAGCTTATGAGCTCCCTAATCTGGTAAACAAAGTGGGTATCAATAATATCAAGAGTGATGATGCTGTGTTAGGAGCCCTCAAAACAAAGGAGATTGAGGACAGGAGAGAGGCTACACAGGAGCGGCTTAGAAACATTAAGCCCTCTATACCGTTTGATTTTACCACAGCTCCTCTACCTCATCAGATTGAGGCTTTTAACTATGGGCTGGAGAGAAACGCTCTTTTAATCGGAGATGAGCAGGGCTTAGGAAAGACAAAAGAGAGTATTGATATTGTGGTGGCACGAAAGAGGGAGCTGTGTAAGTGCCTCATAGTATGCGGAGTAAACTCCGTAAAATATAACTGGGAGGCTGAAATCCGTACTCACTCTAAAGAAAAATCTGTAATGATAGATGATAGAACTATGGATCAGAGAGTGCAATCCCTCAATAGCTGGCTCAAAGGGGCGGAGTATTTTGCTATTATAAACATTGAAAGCCTCCGTAATGAGGATATGCAGGATGCTATTTATGCTGGAGTGAAAGAGGGCTTTATAGGGGCTATTATCGTGGATGAGATCCACAAGGCGAAAAATGGCAGTAGCCAGCAGGGGAAAGCTCTTAGGATGCTCCGCTCTCCTGTAAGGATTGGTTTATCTGGTACTCCGATGAATAAGGCGGAGGATCTATGGAATATCCTTACATGGCTGGGGGTAGAGAAAAGGAGCTTTTACAGCTTTCGTAATACCTACTGTATCATGGGCGGCTATGGCGGTTATAAGGTGGTAGGACATAAGAACTTAGAAAGCCTCAATGCAGAGCTCAATAAGGTTATGATAAGACGGAAAAAGGAGGAGGTACTGGATTTGCCTCCTAAGGTATATCATACAGAATTTGTAGAGCTCACACGCAAACAGCAGATCCTTTACAGGGATATTAAGCAGGGCATTGTAGAGCAGTTGGAGGATATTCTCCAGAGTGTAAATCCTCTTAGCTGTACTCTCCGCCTTAGACAGCTCACAGGAGGGCTCTTTACGGAGGATAATCCTAAGCTGGATCGTATAAAGGATATGCTGGAGGAGGAGATTATCCCTAATGGCAATAAGGCTATAATCTTTAGCCAGTGGGAAAGTATTACCTCCGTATATCTGGAGGCTCTTAGGGCTTACAATCCGATCTATATCACTGGAAAGGTTACTCCAGAGGAGCGGCAGAAAGAGGTAGATCGTTTTCAGACAGATCCAGAGTGTAAGCTAGCTATAGGTACTATTGGAGCTATGGGTACAGGGCTTACTCTCAATAAAGCCTCTTATGTATTCTTTGTAGATAAGCTATGGAACAGCGGAGAAAACGCACAGGCAGAAGATAGAGCCCACAGAATAGGTACCGCTGGTACTGTAAATGTTATCTCTATGGTGGCTAAGGGCTCTGTAGATGAGGGCGTAGAGGAGTACCTGTTAGAAAATAAGGAGCTCTTTGATAGAGTGGTAGACGGTAAAGGAAGTAAGGCAGATGTGAGATCCATCCTCAACAAATTATTGAAAATTTGATATAGGAGGTATATAATAAATGAAAATGGAGGTTAGCTTATGAGAGTGATAACAATAGATCAAGATACAGGAAAGAGAGTGTATAGCAGAAAAGAGGTAGCGGTTTTGGTAGGCGTTTCTACCCAGACTATCCGCCTCTGGGAAGATGCTGGAAATATCCCTCAATCCATTAGGGATGATAACGATTACCGCTACTGGCTGGAGGAAGATGTGGAGAAAATTAAAGAGTACGCTGATAAGCCAGCAAAAGAGCGGCGTAAAAAATAATATCCCTCATAATGAGGGCGATTAAGAGGAGTTGTAAAAAGGCTCCTCTTTTTTGTTGCCTTATTTTTGAGGAGTATCTAAAAAATGCTGGCTCCTGTGATTAAGTTAAGTATCAATCAAAAGGAGGTAAGCAAAATGCTTAAGTTAGAATTTGTGAACGCAGTAGCAGAGGATAGTGGGTATGGGCTGGAGGTAAACGGTAAATCTCTGGAGGATATTATCTCTATCGCTCTTGGCACAAAGGCAGGAAACCACAGCGGCTACAATTCTGGATTACCAAAATTTAAGAGTAATTGCTGTAATGTAACGGTTATCATTGATCCCCAGCTTGTGACTACTCACATTGAGGATGAACACAATGTTTACCACACAGTAAAAGAACTGGAGGAGGATGCGGTAGCAGAGTATGAGCGGATTAAAGCGGAAAATGCAAAGGCAGATCCAGAAGAATAACGGAGAGCTCACTTACAAAAAAGTGATTGCTAGGAAAATGGGATGCTCCGTACCAGAGCTTAATAAGAGGCTCAAACGGAGAGAGAAAAATCTTAAAGAGATGGAGGATAATCACAATGGCAAAGAGTGAATTTACAGCAAGGGTAGCACAGGTGGAGGTAGAACTGGGTATGAGCGTACAGAACAAGAGCGGCATCTGGTGTAAGCCTACTGTACGCATGAACATTATGATCGATGGCGGCACAGATCCTAAGCAGAGAGAGGCTATTGTAAAACAGGCTTTTGATGAGGTTTGTAACAACATCGAAAAAGTGATCTCTGAAATGGAATAATCTTTACAGTGAGGGGAGATAAGCCGCATCTCCCCTCTCCGTATCTGGAGGTAATAGCTATGGGAAAAATAAAGCTGGATAGAAAAGATAATTACACTATCATTTCTAACAGTGTGCTCAAAAATAAAAACCTATCCCTAAAGGCTAAGGGGCTCTATGCTTATATGTGGAGCTTGCCCGATGATTGGGATTATTCTGTAGCAGGGCTGGTAACTCTCTTGAAAGAGGGCAAGGATGCGATCAATGAGGCTCTAAAGGAGCTGGAGAGGGAGGGCTATTTAGTACGGACTATCTTACGAAAAGGGGGGAAATTCTCCGATATGGACTACATATTGCATGAATTTCCGCAGTTTTCACCGTTTACGGAAAATCCGCAAGCGGAAAAACCGTTTACGGAAAATCCGCAACAACTAAATACTAAAGGAACTAAGGAAAAATCAACAAAAGATCCTTTACCTTTGGTAAAGGGGGAGCAAGCTCCCTCTAGCTCTGAAAAGAAGAAATCCTATAAAACAGTTTATGATATGCCAGAGAATAAAGAGATCAGAGAGGCTTTAGTGAAATTCGTTGATAGCTGTAAAGGGAGAAATTATACTCCTAAGGTTACTACAGTGGAGAAGTTTGCTAGAACTCTTAGAGAAAATTCCTATGGTAATCCAGAGCTGGCTATGAGGATTGTGGATCAAAGTATTAGTAAGGGCTGGAAAGATCTTTACCCTCTCAAAGAGAAATTTAGAGCTGGGGCGGTTGCTAAGCAGTTTACAGGAGAAACCGCAAAGGACAAGGATGGTAAAGAGATAGTGTATTAGTGCGGAGGAGCTGTAATGGCTCCTCTATTTTTTTGTCTAAAAATCCGCCGCCGTTCTGATTAAGATAAGCATAAGGTGTAGGTATACCTACACAGAGAGGAGGCAGATTTTAGATGAAATGCTTTGCAGAAAGCTACTGTAAAAAGGATAGATCAGAGTGTAGTGAGCTGTGCGGTGGTTATCGTGTGTTAAGAGCTCTTTACACTCTTAGCAGGATCCCAGTACGGTATCAGTACAATATAGCTCTTAAGCCAGAGCCAGCAGATGTAAAGGCTTTTGAGGCGTTGAATGATTTTAAGGAGAACATTGTAAGAAATGTGGAGGAGGGTAATGGTTTATATATCTGGGGAAAGAGTACAGGGAGCGGTAAAACAAGCTGGGCTTGTAAGATTATGAGCTACTATTTCCGTAAGATTGCCTTTAATTCTGGGCTGGAAAATGAGGGGCTTTATATTTTTCTCCCTACATTTCTGGAGGATCTAAGAAATTCCTATGATAATCCAGATCCAGATTTTGAGCAGGTTTTAGAAATGCTGAAAAAATGCAAGCTCCTTATCATAGACGATATAGGGGCGGAGAGAGTAACAGAATGGGTAAGAGAGCGGCTGGTAAGTATTATCAATACCAGAGTGGGAGCTGGGCTATCCACAATTTATACAAGTAACCTCTCTCCAGAGGAATTAAAAGAGGGGCTGGGAGATCGGATCAGTAGCAGGGTTTTAGGTTCCTCTGGGGTGGTAGAAATTACTGGAGCAGATCGGAGGGGATGGTAAATGGCATTAGTTGAGGAGAGCTTAATCTGTAAAGTGCTGGAGGCTCCAGATCTGGAAATGCTCCACTCAAACGGAGTTACAGAGGAGATGTTTCTCACACGAAAAGAGGAGATAAAGTTTATCATATCCCACTATCACAGCTATAAGCAGATGCCAGATAAGATAACCTTTTTAGGAGCCTTTAAGGACTTCCAGATCTTAGAGGTTACAGAGAGTACCGATTATCTGATCTATAAGCTGAAAGAGGCATATTCCTATACTAAGATTGTACCGATTATCCAGAGTGCGGCGGATCTGGTAAGAGAGGATAGTATTAAAGCGGTTGAATATCTCAAAGATCAGTTAGAGGCATTTCAAAAAGAGGTACCGATAAGCAGGAATAAAGATGGCTATGATATTATCTCAAATGCTAAGGATAGGCTGGCGGAGTATAAAAAGCGGTGTGAGGTAAAGGGGCTTATTGGTATCCCTACAGGGATTGATAAGCTGGATGAGATCACTAATGGCTGGCTCTGGGGAGAGGAGCTGGTGGTAATAACAGGGCGTACAAATGTTGGTAAAACATGGATCGGAGAGTATTTTGCTACCGTAGCTTGGAACATGGGTTATAAAATCCTTTTCTACTCTGGAGAGATGAGCAGGGAGATGGTAGGCTTTAGGTTTGATACTCTCAATAAGCATTTTAGTAATATGGGGCTCCTTAATGGTGCTGGCACTCTGGGGAAAAAGCCAGATACCGATGGAGGGAAATATCTGGAGGAGGATTACGAGAATTATATCAATCAGCTCTCCCAGAAAAGCGGTTTTATCGTGGTTACTCCAGATGATTTTGAGGGGCGTAAACCTAATGCAGATGAGCTAAAGAGTTTAGCACTTAAACATGAGGCGGATATGATCGTAGTGGATCAGCTCTCTCTTATGAGTGATAAGCGGAGGGCGGATACTCCCAGAATTGCTTATAACAATATATCGGAGGATCTGTTTCTGGTTAGTAAGGAGCTCAAAAAACCTATACTCCTCATGGCACAGGCAAACAGAGAGGCGGTAAAGAACAGGAAAAAGGGAGAGAGCCCAGAGCTACATGATCTGGCAGAGAGTGACGGAGTAGGGCAGAACGCCACAAGGGTACTTTCTCTTAGCGTGATAGATGGTACTCTGAAAATCAGTATCAAGAAAAATCGTTATGGTATGAATAATAAAGAGGTGCTTATGATCTGGGATATTAACACAGGATACTTAGAGCCGCTGGTAAAGAAAGAAGATAATCCAGAGAGTACAGAGGCTCCTAAGGCAGAGGAAACAGAAAAAGATGGAGGTGTAAAAGATTATGGGTTTTAAGAGCGAAAATGAGAGCGGTGTACCTAAGGGGCGGATCGTACCTATGTACCTTACGGATGAGGGGGATCTTTATCCTATATTTTTCACAAGTGAGGAGCAGATGGAGCTTGTGGGTACTATGGTGGGAATTGCTATGGAGCATAGGGTAGTAGTGGATACTCATACCCAGATTAACGATCCTAAAGAAAAGCTCTCCATCTACAATCTGAAAGAAAAAAAGAAAATCTTATAAAAAACTCTCTAAAACTTACCTCCTTTTCTGATTAAGTTGTTTATCAGACGAAAGGAGGTATTTTTTAATGTTCGTGAGTAGCAAGGATGTAGCGGAGGTTATGGGAAAAAGGCATGATAACCTCTTAAGAGCAATTAGAAAGTACATAGTAGCCTTAGGAGATGAGGCTGGTAATTATTTTGTTGAGGAGGGTACAGGCAGAAAGGCTTATTTTAAGGTTACTCTGGCAGGCTGTGAGCTCTTAGCTGGCAGGATTATAGGAAAGGCTGGAGATGAGTTTAGGGGCTGGTATAGAGCGGCTTTTGGAGCTGGGGAACCTGTGCAAATTGTACCTAAGCAGGAGGAGATAGCGGCTGTAAAAGAGTATGCGGTATCAGAGGTGGCGGAGATGCTGGGAATGAGTGAGAGATCCGTGTACCGCAATATCCAGAGCGGAAAGCTGGAGGCGATTGAGAGAGAGGTTATGATCCCTACAGTTAAGAAATTCATTACAGAGGAGGCTCTGGAGGAGTTTAAGGCAAAAAGGGAGGTATCATAAGTGGATTATTTCAGTATGAGATGGCGGCTGTGTGCCTGTAGAGTAAATGCAGGATATACCCAGAAAGAGGCGGCTAAGCTGGTGGGCGTAAGTGAAAAAACCATCGTTGACTGGGAGGCAGGGCATACAGCTCCTAATATGGAGAAAGGGCAGAGGCTTAGTGAGATTTACGGTATTCCTCTGGCGTATATGGATTTTACAAAAGAGGGTAACGCTATCCCACTTAGAGAGAAGATGGAGGCGGAGGCTATTCCGCAGTTTTGAGGATAAGGAGGGCAGGAAGTGATGGAGGCAAAAAAAACGGAGATCTGTAAAGAGGGGTTAGATAATCTTAGGTATGCAGTAGTAGAGCTGGCGGTTAAGGATTACAGGGCTCTTTTACTGGGAAAAAAGATCCCCACAGCAGATTGTAATATTTCAGAGCTGGAGCGATTTTTTAGGAGTGGCTGGTATAGAACGCTTTGCGACTATGATGGAGAAATGTTAATGAGCCAGATCAGAGAGCAGGTACAAGAGGCGAAAAGAAAAGAGCTCTCTGTACTGTGAATACAGAGAGCCCAGTGGAGGGAGAGTTATTTCTCCTCTCCGTAGAGCTGTAGCATCCGAACAGCTACCGCTCTTACTAAGAGTTTATCCTCATTCGATAACTTGCTATAAACCTGTGTTAGCTCTTTCAGTAAGGGATCTGGCGGCTCATCGGTCAAGGCGGTAAAGTTGTAAAACTGTGAAATAGGAGCTCCCAGATAATCAGCTATGCTCTGGAGGTTATCCATATCTGGGAGGTGCTTACCATTACTCCATGAGGAGAATGTGGTAGCAGGTACTCCTAAGGCATCCGCTATTTCCTTTTTAGTCTTGCCAGATATTGAAATGTAGTAGCTTAAGGCTTTTACAAAGTTATCTGTAAGAGGAGATTTGGCACTCATAGTAACACCTCCTCTCTTTTAAGGATAGCTATATTATACAGGATTACAGTAGAAAAGTAAAGGGAAATTTAAGAAAACTACTGAAAAACAGAATTTTATATTGATAAGTGGCAGAGATGGGTATATACTGGAAAACAGTAGAGCAGGGCTCAAAAAAGTACCCTGTGTATATTTTTTAGCTATTGACTACTGGAAAACAGTAGTTTTGATAGAAATTACAATCATTATAAGGAGGTACAGGCGATGACATTATCGGAACTGTATGAGGCTTATAAAGCCAAAAAGTTAGCCTTTGAACAGGCAAAGAAAGAGGAGGAGAAGTACAAAAAGCTCCTCAAAGACGCTATGCAGGAGGCAGGAGAAAAGGAGCACACGGATCAGCAGGGTTATCTCTTTGAGAGGATCGTGCAGGAGCGTAAGAGCATGGATGAGGCTAAGTTGCTGGAGGAACTTCACAGCAGAGGCTTAACAGGGTGCATCAAGACGGTAGAGGCGGTAAACGAGGAGGCTACCTTACAGGCGGTAGAGGCTGGCTCACTTCCGCAGGAGGTGTTAGCTGATTGCTTAGAGGTAAAAGAGGTAGTTGTGCTTAAGCTCACAGCCCCTAAAAAGGGAGCTAAGAAATGATAACGATCTGGGGAGTGCCAGTGGTAGCTACTGTAGAGCAGGTGCTCAAAGATATAAAGCTGGAGCTTTACGGTACAGGGCTACTGAAAGAGATGAATAACACAGGATCGGATCTTATGGTTACTTGCCCTTTTCATAAAGGCGGCAAGGAAAATAAGCCCTCCTGTGGAGTGCTCCTAAAGGAGAAAAAGGTAAACGGAAAAAGCTATGAGGCTGGTACCGTTCACTGTTACACCTGTGGCTATACAGCAGATCTCCCTCAATTTGTGGCGGATGTTCTGGGGCTTGGAAATTCTTTAGCTGGCTATAAGTGGCTGGTTGGAAAGTACAACTACTCCACAGCGGAGAGGGAGCCCTTAGAGCTCAACCTTTACAGAGGACAAGCCCAGAAAGCCTCCTACATGGATGAGGATCTTGTGGAGAGATACCACAGAGCCCTCCTAGAAAGTGAGGTGGCGTGTGAGTACCTACATAAACGGAAACTTGCTAACTGGGTGCTGGAGGCTTACAAGGTGGGGTTTGATCCAGAGGATGCTACAGTCCTTTTCCCAGTGAGAGGGCTGGATGGGAAAGTGGTTTTTTACAAGGGCAGATCCATTATTGGAAAGCGATTTTATAACGCTAAGGACATTGATAAAAGCTCTGTGGTGTTCGGGCTCTGGGAGCTCTGTAATGGTCGGTTTTCAAACGGAGTAGCCACAGCGGAGGATCTTATCTGGATTACAGAGAGTGAGATAGATGCTTTAAGCCTTATTTCCTATGGAGAGTATGCGGTAGCTATTATGGGCTCCCACATATCGGAGGAACAGTGTAGGGATTTAGAACGCTCTCCCTTTAGACGGTATGTAATAGCCACAGACAACGATGAGGCAGGGCGAAAAGGAGCCAGCCAGATCAAGCGGTTACTGATCCCTAAGGGATTTAGGTTTACTAATCTCCGCTGGGATACGGAGCTAAAGGATATTAACGATTTAATCAAGCAGTACGGAGGTAGCTGGAAAGATTACCTCACAGGATTTTAAAGGAGGAAAACAGGATGAATACAGGATCAAGAAACAATGAGGAATTAGTAAAGCTGTATAAGGAGAGCAGGGATGAGGCGTATTTAGCGGAGCTTATCTCTCAAAATACAGGGCTGATAAACATACTGGTATCCAGTTACTTAAGCTCTATCCCTAATTCAGAGCTGGAGGATCTGGTTAGTGAGAGTTACATACCGATGCTTAAGGCTATTGAGGATTTTGATGAGAAACAGGGCTTTAGCTTTTCTACTCTCCTTAAGGCGTATGTACGCCAGCACTTAAACCGCCTCTACAATGAGGCTACCAGAAAGAAACGCTTTACAGGCTCCACGCCTGTTAGCTATGAGAGCTTGGTGGAGATCAACAAAGAGGGCGGATCAGAGCTGGATAGCTCCTTTACTGTGGAGCTGGAGGATATTAGCTCTGTGGAGTTTATGGACTTGCTTAGATCCTTAAATCTCAATGATAAGGAGCAGGTGGCAGTAAATGTATTGATGGCAGGAGGCACTAAGGGAGAGGTTGCTAAGGCTCTCAAATGCACTCCAGCTACAGCAAATTATTATTTCAAGAGCATTAGAAAGAAATTTGTATTTGCTGGCGTGGCTGTCTAAATTTTAGCTCCGTATCTGATTAAGTTAATTATCACAGAGAAAGAGAGGAGAGGCTAATGAAATGCGTACAAACTTTGGTAGCTATCATGCAGGGTAAGGCTGTGGTGCTGGTAAAGCGTGGAGAGCGAAAAGCTGATGTAGTGGTAGGTAAGAATGTTAATAAGCAGTTTGCTATTAACAGTATGGTAGGAGCTGTAAAGGCTATGTTGCTGTAAATATAAAGGATAAACAGGAGGTAAATAAGAATGGGCTTACAGGCATTGTTGAATAAATACGATAACGGAGGATTTACGAAAACTGGATGGTTTCAGTTAAAGGATGATGGGGATACCGCTACAGTGCGGCTCCTCCATAAAGGAGAGATCGGAGTAGAGGAAGGCACACAGGAGCCTAAGTTTGATTTTCCGATTTATGAGGTACACAAGCTGGATGTGGATGGCTCTGGCAGGGATCGTACTTGCTTATGTAAGGGAGAGGGCTGTGAGTTTTGCAAGGCTGGCAATAAGCCACAGCTTAGAATGTTCCTCCAGATGGTAAATCTGGATGAGAAAGATAAGGATAAGCAGGTACAGCTCTGGGAGAGAGGGCTCACGGATATTAAGGCTATGATCGGCTTAACTGGAGAGTACGGAGATCTTACTAAGAGAGATATTAAGATCAAGCGTAGCGGTGCAAAGGGTAGCCTTAAAACCACTTATCAGTATTTCCCTAAGGATAAGAGCGAAAGAGAGATCCCAGAGCCGCAGAACTTAGTAGGCTCCCTCATTTTGGATCTGGATCGTGAGGATCAGATTAAGGCGATTGAGGGCAGGTTACAGCTCAAAAAGAACGATAACGCAGAGGGCAAGGATAACAGCGGAGTAGGAGCCAGCAGAGTATTTTAAGCAGGGAGGGAGGCAAGGAAACAAGCCTCCCTTTTCTACTAACAGGAGGTAAGCAGGATGGCAAGAGAAAATATTGAAATGAATATGAGCAGAGAGGCGGTATCCTATGATGATATTAGCTCTAGGCTGGCTCATAAGAAAGTATGTAATATTTCCTTAAAGCGTAACCAGAACACGCTTATTAAAGGGCTGGAGGTAATCAGTGAGCTTGTAAAGAGCGGTAGGCTTCATGCGGAGGGGGAGATTGAGGTTATCCGTACTCCAGAGCGGCTAAAGGAGTTTATGGATACCTATGTAAATGGGTATGGGGAGTATGTGTTGGATGTGGAAACTACAGGGCTGGATATTTACAATGATATTTTAGTGGGTATCTGTCTGTATAATCCCGATCTCCCTAGTGCTTATGTACCGTTTAACCATACAGACCTCCAGAACAGGAGAGTAGAGGGGCAGATGACAGAGGAGGAGTGTAAGGCGGTTATGCTCCCTTATCTGGCAAATAAGGATCTTAAGTGTATCAATCATAATATCAAGTTTGATGATAAAATGATTACCTTTAACTGGGGGCAGAGGATCGCTAATGTGTGGTGGGATACCAATATAGCAAGCTGGGTATTGAATGAAAATGAAAAGCATGGATTAAAGCCTCTGTATAACAAGTATATCCTCAATGGAGAGGGCTCCGATGAGGATTTTGGAGATCTGTTTGAGGGTATCCCCTGTAATTATATCCCTATTGAAATCTTTAGTATTTATGGTGCTAATGACGGTTTCAAAACATGGGCTCTCTATCAGTTTCAGAAACAGTACCTCAATCCAGAGGCAAAGAGAGCAGACTACAGAAAACTCTATGATGTGTTTATGAATGTGGAGATGCCGCTTATTGATGTGTGTATGGATATGGAGCTTAGAGGCGTTGAAATTCGTGAGGATTACGCTAAGGAGCTCTCTGTAAAATTCAATGAAGAAATGCAGGAGAAAGAGGCGTTATGTGATGCCTATGTAAGGGAGTTTGAGGAGTACATTAAAGAAAATGCTACTCTTATGAGGCTCACAAAAGGCACTTGCAAGATCAATTATAACAGTCCACAGCAGATGGCTTGTTTGCTGTATGATATTTTCCAGCTTAAGAGCGTAAGCCGTAAAGAGCCCAGAGGCACAGGAGATAAGATTATCCAGATGCACAGGAATAAGGCTAAGAAAGCTGGCACGAAAAAGGGAGAGCGGTTTATAGAGTTTCTGGATAATTACCAGAGGTACAAAGAGTGCGGAAAGCTCTTAGGTACTTACATTGATAAGATCCCAGCGGTTAAGTGTGAGAAAACAAACGCCGTACATACTACCTTTAATCAGTATGGGGCGGTTACTGGGCGTTTCTCCTCCTCTGATACCGTTACTAAAATCAACCTCCAGAATATCCCCAGCCACGAAAAGAGCATCCGTAAGATTTTTAAGGCTAGAGATGGGTACAAGCTGGTAGGGGGAGATTTTAGCCAGATTGAGCCCCGTGTGCTGGCTTACTTCTCTGGAGATGAGGCGATGCAGAACGCATACAAAGAGGGTAAGGATCTGTATGCAATTATGGGCTCTAAGGTGTACGGAGTGCCTTATGAGGATTGTAGGGAGTTTTATCCAGATGGTACGGTAAATCCAGAGGGAAAGCACAGGCGTACAACGATGAAAAGCGTGTTGCTGGGTATCATGTATGAGCGTGGAGCACAGGCGATAGGAGAGCAGTTTGATAAATCCGCACAGTGGGCTCAAAAGTTGATTGATGATTTTTATAAGAGCTTTCCTAAGGTGCAACAGCTCCGCCTCAAAATTGAGAAAACAGCGGAGGAGTACGGTTATGTTACTACCATTAAGGGGAGAAAGCGTAGGCTCCCAGATATGCAGTTATCTAACCACGATGATTACCGATATGCAGAGGCTCACAGGCAGAGCCTTAACAGCGTGATACAGGGCTCCAGTGCCGATATTATGAAATTGGCGATGATCGAGATCTACAGGGATCCTAGATATAAGGAGCTGGATTGTCACATGATTATTACCGTACACGATGAGCTCATAATGGAGGTACCAGAGGCAAATGTGAAAGTAGGAGCAGAGCTCTTAGTATCCACTATGAAAAGGGTAGGGCATAGCCTTATTGATCTCCCTATGAGCGTGGATGCAGAGGTAAATGAGTATTGGTATGGAGAAAATCTGGCGGAGGCGTATGGTTTGTAATGGCGGAGTGTAGATATTGTGGAGCAGAGGTTGAGGTAGGTGGTATTTGTGCTTATTGCGGCAGAGTTGCGGAGCCTTTTTATTATCCAGAATATACTCCACAAATAAAAAAGGATACGCTGGAAGAAAAGCCGCCTCCAATGCCAATACAGGTAGGTACTCAATATGTTGTAGCGTGTGGAGATAATTTGTGGAGTATTGCTAAGAGAGCTTATGGAAAAGGCTCCCTGTATAAATATATTTTAGAGCATAACAGGCAGATTAAAAATCCTAATTTGATCTATACAGGACAGAGGATTTATATACCTCCCTATGAGGAGAGCAGGAGGAAATGATGAGATATAAAGTATGGGATATAGAGGAGAATAAGGAGCGTACTCTGGAGAATTGTGTTACTCCTCTGGAGGTAGGCACTGTGAGGAGAGTAATTGTAAAAAAGGGCGGTAAGAGGGAGGTACATAATTTTAAGGTGCTGGAGGTGTTGCCAGATGGGGAATAAAGACTTTGATGGAGATGCTGTAAAAGTGGGAGATAAGGTGGTTGTGGTTATTTCCAGTTGGGGAAATAAGTCACGCTCAATAGGAGAAGTGGTTAAGAAAACTCCTACAGGGCTTATAGATGTAAAAATCTTTGGAGGCGGTGTAACAAGGTATAGGAAAAATGGTTATCCTTATGCTAAATCTGAAAGGTACAGTAATTATACAAATTATTTGTTGCCTTACAGTGAGGAATTGGAGCGGCAGATCAAGCAGGATAATGATAGGAGAGCGATGATCGCTCATCTCTCTAAAGTGGATTGGAGTAAGTACACTAATGAGGAGCTGGATAATATTCTTAGATATATCTCCCGATTGAGGAATAGTTAAGAGCTCTCTAAATTTAAGCCTCCTTTGTGATTAGGATCAGTAAATCACAAAGGAGGTATTTTTATGGATTTTATAAAGAGCCCACTTAATTATACAGGCGGAAAATATAAACTCCTCCCACAGCTTTTAGAGCTATTTCCGAAAGAGATAGATACCTTTGTGGATCTGTTTGCTGGCGGAGGAAATGTGGCAGTAAATGTAAGTGCTAAGCACATTATTTACAATGACATTATGCGGCAGGTACCAGAGATGCTACAGGAGTTTAAGAGCGTGGGTGTGGAGGAGTGCTTACAGAGGATTGATTATTTTATAGAGGCTTATGAGCTCTCAAAGGATAACAGGGAGGGCTACCTTAAATTGAGGGAGCGTTATAACAATTCTTTTGATCTGGAGTTTGGGGTAATGGATCCGCTTATGCTCTATACCCTTATCTGCTATTCCTTTAATAATCAGATCCGCTTTAATGGTAAGCATGAGTATAATATGCCTTTTGGGAAAAATCGGAGTAGCTTTAATCCAGCTCTTAGAGAGAAATTTGTAGCTTTTGTAAATCGGTTGCAGGAGATAGATATACAGTTTTTCAGTAAAGACTTTAGGGAACTGAAAACAGGCGGATTAAAGGGGAGCGATTTTGTATACTGTGATCCGCCTTATCTCATTACAGTAGCCTCATACAATGAAAACGGAGGATGGGGAGAACAAGCAGAGAGAGAGCTGTTATCTAAGCTGGATGAGATAGATAAGGCAGGAGTACGGTTTGGATTATCTAATGTTTTGGAGAGTAAGGGCAAAGAAAATACGATCCTAAAGGAATGGGCTAAGCGGTACAAAGTAAATTATCTGGAGCATACATACAGTAATTGCAGTTATCACAAAAAGGATAAGGAGAGCAAAGATGTAGAGGTATTGATTACTAATTATTGAGGAGGACATTATGAGAGTTTATATAGCTGGAGCTATGACAGGTGTATTTTATTATAAAAAGCCTTTTCTGGATGCAGAGAGAGAGCTAAAGGAGCTGGGGCATATCGTAGTAAATCCAGCATACTTACCAGAGGGCTTAGCGGATTATTTTGAGATCAATAAGGCTATGATAGATCAGTGTGATGCTATCTATGTGCTGGAGGGCTGGGAAAACTCTGTAGGCACTAAAAGAGAGATCGAATATTGCAAGAGTAAAGGCTGGAAAGATGCAGAGCAAATTATATATCAGTAGGAGGGGCTAAGGCTCCTCTTTTTCTTTTCTAAAAATCCTCCGCAAATGTGATTAAGTTACTTATCAGATAAAGGAGGTACAGGATATGGGCTTAGCCAGTTTGATTAAGGTAGCACAGGGAAAAAATGCAAGTAATGTATCCTTTGAGGATAGTTTTCTTAAGGAATATGAGGAGGCAGTAAGAAAAAAGGAATTAGAGGAGAGGCAGGTAGCTCCCTCTGATTATATCCGCCCTAGCTCTATGTATGGGTGTGAGAGAATGATTTTTTTCCAGAGAATACATAGCGGCTCTCTCAATGGGGAGCAGTCGGATGTACCACTTATTGAGATTTGCCAGAGCGGTACAGATCGGCATTTAGATATACAGCACATTGTAGAGCGTATGGAGGGCGTTGAGTGCTTAGATCTGGAGGAGGTAGTAAAAGAGGCTAACCAGAGAGGCATTAAAACAGAGTTTGTAGGTTGGAATGAGGATCACACAGAGGCAAGGTGTAAAAATGATGAGCTTAGTATCTACTTCCAGCCAGATGGTGTAATCCGCTTTATGGGGAAAGAGGTAATACTGGAGGTAAAGACGGAGAGCACATATCAATTTAGTAACCGCTATGAGCCTAAGGAGGATCATAGGTGGCAGGCTACAAGTTATGGTATGGGGCTGGGAATTGATTATGTTTTGTTTCTGTATGAGGATCGGAATTTCTGTAAAAAGAAAGCCTATCTCTGGAAGATTACGGAGGAGATGAAAGAGAGGGTAAGGGCTAAGATCCGCACAGTAAATACCGCTGTAAAAACTGGCATACCTCCAGCAAAGGATGATAGCAAGTGTACCTACTGTAAATATAAAAATGAGTGCGGTTTAGTGGATGCTGGTAAGTGGGTAAATCCTAAGCCACCTGTGAGCCCACAGGAGCCTCAACGAGCTACAAACAGAAAAAAGACAGGTAAATCTACCACTAAGAGTAAAAAGGGGCAGGAAAGGGCAAATACGAGCTCACAGATACCTAAGCTGTGTAGGAATTGTACTCACTGTGTAATGGAGAACTTTGGAGGAGGGCGTAATTGTATCTTAAATTTCACAGCTCCTATAACTCCTGTAAAGCCTAATACCAGATGTAAGTATCCAGAGAAATTTACTCCTACTGGAGAGGCGATTGAGCATTATACAGGAGGTAGTAAGGATGGCAAGTAAGGGCATAGGAAAAATCTTTGAGGAGGAGATAAAGAAATCTTTTCCAGAGGATTTTTATATAGAGCGTTACAAGGATGATACCGCTGGATTTTATGGAGTAAGTAATCCAGCGGATTACCGCCTCTATAAGTATCCGTACACATTTCTCTTAGAGCTCAAAACGCATAAGGGAAAAAGTTTACCGATTGATAAGATCCGCCCTAATCAGATACAGGGCATGGCAAGAGCGGTATTACATAAGGGGATTTATGGCGGCTTTATTATCAATTTTAGAGAGCTGGAGGAAACTTACTATATCACAGTGCAGGATATGATCCGCTACATAAACTCAACGGAGAGGAAAAGCATCCCTGTGGAGTGGTGTAGGGAGAACGGAGTAAGGATAGAGCAGACGAAAAAAAGAGTACGGTACTCCTATGATTTGAGGAGTTGGTTAGAGCGATATTTTGGAGGTGCGGTATGAAAGTTACTCAATGTAAAGGAGAGGGGCAAGGCTCCTGTAAAAGATGCTCCGATAAAGGCAAGTGGAATAGAAATTGGATGTGCTTTTTGTATAAGATAGAGGGCTATGAGGGGTGCTATTGTGCGGATTGCGTAAAAGAGATTAAAGCGGAGGCAGGTGTAGAGGATGGCAGTAAGTGAGGTATTAAGCAAACTCATAAAAGAGGTACAGGAGGAGAGCACTCCAGTAGTAAAGCTCTCTAATCAGCTTATAGAGGATTACAGTAAGGATCTGGATAGTGCTATTTCAGAGCTGGATATGATTATGGAGAGCATTGGAGAAAACTCCATAGAGGATATACCAGATAGCCAGATTGAGTATTATTGTGTAAAAATTCCAGCTCTGATGTACTATGCAGGGCAGAGAGTAGAGGAGCTGGGGATGCAAGCGGATTTAGCCTCTAATGCAAAGAAAACCGCTCAAAATGAGGCTATGCTTAAGGTAACAGGCACAGTACAGGAGAAAAAGGCAAGAGTAGAGCAGATCACAGAGGATAAGGCTCTTGTGGAGGCGATTTACAGGAGAGCCTATAACTCATTAAAAGTTAAGCTGGAGATGGCGGAGAAAATCTACAGCGGATTAAAGAAAGCTCTTAGTAAGCGTATTGCAGAGGTGGATCTGGATAGGTTTAGTAAGGACAGATACACAAGCGATCCAGAGGATCCTACAGAGGAGTAAGCCTATGGAGCGGTGGGCTTATGAATATTTTAGGAGATGTGAGATAGAGGAACGCTGTAAGCAGGAGGCGGAGTGGCTATTGGATCATCCTAAAGACGGTGTAAGGAAAATCGCTGGAGAGTTTTGTATCAGTAAATCACAGGTACATAGAGATTTACATGAGCTTAAGCATATAGACGATGATTTGTATATACAGTGTCGGAACATTTTAAGGAGGCATAGGAGGAGCCGATGAAAGCATTTTTAGTAGTGGTACTAATAGTTGTAATAGCTTTTATCCTGTTTGCGGTAATCGGTATTTGCAAGAGCTGTTACTACAGTATCCCTTATGAGGAGTGGGTACAGATTGAGCAGGAAAAAGCAAAGGCAGAGCGGCGTAAGCAGAAAGGAAAGAGAGGATCACAAAATGGTAGAGGATAAGATAAACCTCTTTTTAGAGGAGTTAGAAAAGCAGGGCATAGAGATAGACGGAGAAACAGCGGTACTCTGTAATGATGGAGTAGTAATGTTTATGCCTAATGAGGAGGGCAAGGTAGATATAGGGGTGGTAAGAAATCTGGTAAAGCTGGATTATACCTTAGGGATCACAGATAAGGATGTAGAGCTCTGGAAAACTGCTGGGGAGCTTATGCAGGAGTTAGGGGGTATGGAAGATGGCAGAGATTGATAACCTCATAGCAGAGGTAAATAAGAAATATAAAACGGAGATTATCCGTAAAGCCTCCGATCTTAAGAGCATTGAGTTTATCCCTTATACCTCTCCCTGTATGAATTATCTTACCAGAGGCGGAGTACCTGTAGGGCGTATGCTGGAGCTGGTAGGATTGCCGCAGAGCGGAAAGACTACCACAGCCTTAGATGTGATTGCAAATTATCAGAAGAAATATGATCGGTATGTGGTGTATCTGGATGCAGAGAACACGCTGGATAAAGAGTGGGGCTCTACTCTGGGGGTAAACTGGGATAGCGTGATCCTTATCCAGCCAGAGAGTGAGTATGGGGAGCAGTTGTTAGATATGCTCCTAGATTATGTGCGATCTGGAAAGGTAGGGCTTATGGTGCTGGATAGTGTTCCTTTTATCCAGCCTAAGAGTACCTGTGATAAGGCATTGGATGAGAAAACCTATGGGGGAAACAGTGCTCTCATTAAAGCCTTTTGTGATAAGGTGGTGCCGCTGTGTAAGAAACATGAGTGTACTTTTTTAGCACTCAATCAGCTTAGGGAAAATATAGGCAATCCATACAAGCCTTATAAGATCCCCTGTGGTACAGCTCTGGCTCATGCGTGTAGTCAAATTCTGTGGTTTACAAAAGGCTCTTTACTGGATGATAAGGGGAATGAGGTAAGCGGCAATTATGCTACTCCCTCTGGAAATCTGGTAAGCGTGAAAATGGAAAAGAATAAGGTTACAAAGAATGATCGGCGGCTGGGTACATACACTCTTAATTACTATTCTGGAGTAGATGAGATAAAGGATATTCTGGATATGGGGATCCTGTTAGGAGTGATAGTACAGAGTGGAGCATGGTTTAGAGCTAAGCTCAAAGACGGAACGGAGAAAAAGATGCAGGGCAAAGGCGGAGTACAGGATTTTTATTACAACGATCTGGAGGAGCTGGAGTACCTTAGGGAGCAGGTATATAAGGCTACTATTTAACATGGAGGAGGTGTAAAAGCCTCCTCTAAAATTTTATACAGGGGATATATAAAAAGTGCTTGACATTGTTATATAGGGGGTATATAATAAGAGCATGAACAAGATACAAACTGAAAAATGAGGAGGAAATAGATTATGAAGTTTTTTGAAATGAATTTACAGGTAGTGGAGAGTAAAAAAGGAGAGCGGATTGAAAAGACTTATAAGACAGAGCTTAGAATATCCGATGAAACAAGTTTCTCTGACATTGTAGATTTTATGGAGGATATTAAAAATATCTGGAAAAGAGCTAAGAGTGCTGTAAAGAGAGGGCATTGGATGGAACTGGAGGTTATTGTATCGGCGTATGATAATTGGCTCACGGATGAGGAGTTGATACGAAAATCTTTTGATCGTTGGGTATCGGTGCCTACAGAGGAGCAGGATGAAGATGGCATTTATCTTAGGGCAGATACCAGATATACAGCTCCAGAAAGAGATATGTACCTTACAAAAGATACCTTAAAGGATTTGGCGTTTACTCTTTGGTAAATAAAAACAGACTATTCCAGAGGGCAAGTAAAGCCCTCTGGAAATAACAGGAGGTAAAGGATTATGGCACATGATTTTAGGGAAGTCAAAGCGGCGGTTATGAACACTGTTAAGGAAATGGATAAGAAAGATCCTAATTGGAAGTGGAAAGCGGTAGTACAGAAAGCACAGATCAAGATATTCTGGAGCTACCTAGAGTATAAAGGAGAAATCCCTCCGTTTATCATTACAGACGGATCCGCAGAGAAAGAGGAGTGTTGTGCAGAGGATGAGGATTTTATTGTACTTAGAGATGAGAGAGGCTATTACATGACAGGAGCCATCTTAGGAAATGAGCGGATCTGGCAGGATGGCACATTAGAGGAGTGTGTGGTACGCCTTATGAGATACTTACAGGGCAGGGTAAATAGAACTTATTAAGGAGGTAGGATGTATGTTTGAGGTATTTATAAAGAGTGCTGGTGTAAAGAGGCATTTTACAGAATTTGAAACAGAGGCGGAGGCGGAGAGTTTCTGTAGAGAGTATGGCTGGGAATGGGTAGATGAGAATGAGTTTGTATGGGATATGGACTATGAGGAGGTATAAAGGATGCTGGAGAGGAAGATCAGACGGTATAAGCTCATGGATGCTCATAGAAAGCTGGTAAGGGAGGGAAAGCTCTTAGAGGGGAGATTGGTTTTATATCTTCTTAGAGAGGGGCGGATCTCTTTGGGGCTGGGAGATGAGGCGTGGAATGTAGAGCGGCTATGTGAGGAGCTGGGCTGTAGAATTAGATACACAAGAGGCGGTAATATAGCGGAGGTGCGATTATGAGAAAGGTAACTTATACAATAGATGATCTGGAGTATTTCAGAGAGTTATATAAAGGGGCGGATAATCTGGAGGAAATTCTTGGATGTATAACTCCTTTTCGGTGTGAGTACACGCTGATAGGAGAGGAGTATGAGGAGCGGTACCTGTTATTAGTGGAGGGGCAGGAGATTAGTATTAACGAGCTGAACGGATACCAGAGAGGGGTAGTTTTAGCAGATTGTCAAAGACATTTCCAGAGAAAGCCTTTAGAGAGCGGCGGGGAGATGCCTACAGGGTGTATTAAGATTGAGGAGGCGGAGTTATGACGGATAAACAGAGAGATATGGTAGCTGGTGTAGATTGGCTCCTTAGAAAATTTAATAAGTACAGGGATGATAAGGAGTTTACTGTAGAGGAGATCATTAGAGCCTCTAATGAGGCGGTGCAGGAGATTTTAACGGAGGTAGAGGGATGATTAAATTATACAGAAATAAGCAGGGGAAAAAGCTCTATCCTGTATGTAGCTGGGAGAATAATCAACATAAGCTCTATAATGCACATGATCGTATTATGAATACGATTTGTGAGGCACAGGAGGCAGGGTTGGAGCCTCCGTATGAGGAGCAGGAAAGAATAGAGAAAGCTATGGATGCTTTTGAGAGATATGTAATACAGGGTATTGTGTATGCTACTTATGAGGAAAGCTGTTTGATTAAGGATTATGTGGCGGCGTATGATGCAAGGCATTATTAAGGAGGCAGGATAGAGGTAGTGTAAGGCTACCTCTAAATTTGCAATAGGAAAATGATAAGGATAGGTAAAGGAGGTAATGGCTATGTTGAATAAAGAAAAATTGTTTAGCGGAGTTTATGGGCTGGCAGTAGGAGATGCCTTAGGTGTTCCTGTAGAGTTTTGCAGTAGAGAAATGTTGGAGAGAAATCCTGTAAAGGGCATGGAGGCAGGAGGCACACATAGGCAGAAAAAAGGCACATGGAGCGATGATACAAGTATGGTATTGGCTACACTGGATGCTATGAGTGCAGGAGGGCTATCTTTTGGTATGATTATGGATAATTTCAAGAGGTGGTTTGTAGAGGCACAATATACCGCCACAGGGAAAGTATTTGATATTGGCGGTACCACAAGTGCCGCTATTCAAAATTACATGAGAGGAGAGCCTTTAGAGCGGTGTGGGGCGGCAGATGAGCGGAGTAATGGTAATGGATCTCTTATGAGAATGTTACCGATGATCTATTATGTGCGGCTTAAGTATGGGCTGGAGGTAAATCCTGTAGCGGTAGAGCAGATCTATAAGCTCTCTGCTTTAACTCATGCAAATATACTTAGTAAGGTATGCTGTGTTTATTATGTGTATATTGGTATGTATATTGTGGAGTACGGTAAAGAGAAAGGGCTCCACAATGCTATCAAAGAGGCAGTAGAGGCAGTAGAAAAGTATTATTTTGTGGAGCAGGAGGAGATCCCCTGTAATCTGGAGTACAGGGATGGATAGCCTTATGGATTGTGTAAGCCTCAATAGAGAGGATATAGAGAGTACAGGATATGTATTATACAGCTTAACCGCCTCTCTGTGGTGCTTGTGGAATACTTCCAGCTATGCAGAGGCGGTATTGATGGCGGTTAATCTGGGGGCAGATACGGATACCACAGCGGCTATTACAGGCTCTTTAGCTGGTATTTATTATGGAGTAGATGGTATTCCTAAAGAATGGCTTAAGGAGCTGAAAAATTGCAAGGAGATTACGGATATTTGCAATAGGTTTTATAATCAGTATAAATAAGGAGGCTGGCGGAGTGAGAGAAAAGATAGAACAGCTAAAGGCAGATCTGATAGCATATAAGGCAAAGGGGAAAAGAGAAGTTTCTCCAGATTTGATTATCGTAAGGCTTAATGCAATTTTGGAGGAGGAAACAGATGGGGATAAAGGACAGGATAGAGCTGTATAAGAGCCTCTTTGGGGCTGATTGTAAGGCTTTAGAGGCGGTAAAAGGATTTATACTACCTGTAGGCAGATTTGAGGCTCTGGAGGCTATCAGAGAGCTTAATACTATCCTCTCTGATTTGTATATGGTATCCATCCCTACTCTTACAGTGTGGGTAAGGGATAACTCCTATGTGCAAGCTACAGGAGAAATCTACCTCACAGAGCCAGAGCTGGAGGGTTTTCTCCATCAATTCCGCCATCATCTACAGAATGTGGAGCGGAAGTATGAGCGGAGAGGACTTACTACAGAGGGAAAGCTGGAGCTGGCAGGGATCCCTTATAAGGATACGGTGTATAAAATGTATGGGGAGGATGATGCTATAGCGTGGAGCAAGTTTATTGGTAAGCGCTTAATTTTTAGGTATGATAGAAAAAATCCCCGACTACTTTTCAGTAGCCGGAGCACCTTGACAGTTCACATATAATTGATTTGATTCGTTTACACGATGTTCGATTTCAGCTTTGACAGTTTCGTTCCATGGAGCCAGAAGTTCTAATTCATCATCGCTCATCCTATCATTAGGCACTTTTTCCAGCAGATAAGTAAGATAGTGATAGACGTTTACTCCATTGGCTTTTGCCATTTCTACCATAGTGTACACAACAGCACTGGCCTGGGCTCCATTTGGTGTGTCACAGAACAACCAGTTTTTACGGCCTACTGTAAATGGACGGATCGCATTTTCGCTGAGATTATTAGAAAAACTGCAGCGGCCATCTTCTAGATAGGTGGACAGATAGGAGCGGCGGTTCTGAATGTAGGTGACAGCTTTATCCATTCTGCTTCCACGGGTAGGGTTCTGCTGATCAAGCCACGACAAAAGCCTTACTACTACCGGCTT